TACAATTAGACAGGTTAGACAGGTAACAAAACGCTATATATTATATAAACGCGCACATAATGATTATGTCTATATACTATATGATGAGTATGTCTCTAGACAGGTGGTGTGTTTTTGTACAGGTGGTGTGGCGTTGTTGCTTGCGCCACGCCACAACCTTTAGGAACACCCCACCTACATGTCGAACGCGCGAATTAAAAAAAGGAGAATGCAAAGATGGCTAAAAATTTTAAAAATAAATATTGGGAAAACGAAAAAAGTGAAATTGTGGAATTCGGAAATTCTTTTTTAAGGACATTTGATGAATCCGGGAAATTGCAATTTGGAAAAATCATAAAAAATAAAGAGACCGGAGAAAAAACGTATTTTGTGAAATTCGTTTTGGATCGAAAAGAACTTTTTGAAAGTGAAGAGGGGGTTGATTTTTTGCAAGGAACTTTGAATATGTGGGCTGAGGAATATGTTTGTTGAGTTTTTTATGGTTATGATTCCGCCGACTGTAACATATCAGGAAAAGCGAGTTAATTTTAAAGCAAAAACTTTTTATGAGCATGAGAAACTAAAAACTGCAAGACAAAAACTTACGGATAATTTGTGGAAATATAGACCGAACAGAAAGCTTAGAGGTCCGCTTAGACTATGTGTGAAGTGGTGTTACCCCCTTAGAAATTCTAAATTCGATGGTCAATATAAAGACACTAAGCCTGATTTGGATAATGCTCAAAAGCTTTTGCAAGATTGTATGACTGATGTGGGGTTTTGGGTTGATGATAGCCAGATTGCAAGTTTAATTTGTGAAAAATTTTGGGCGAAAATTCCGGGGATTTATATTCGAGTGGAGAAAATATAAAACGCCAATTTCAAGATAAGTTGAGATAGAAACGAGGGAGGAGGATAAAAATGACAGGAGAAGAATTAAGAAACAAGCTAAATTATCTGGGAATGGTGCGAGGAATTCGAAAACTTGCATTAAGTGAACAGTTGGCAAGTGCTGAACAATTAGCCGTGCTGTCAATCTGTGAAGTTTGTGATTTGGTTGTTAAAGAATTTGAAGTTGTCTTTACCGAAAAAGAAAATATCGGCCTTGTGAAAAAAAGCGACATGAACACTTACAATAAAATTATAAAACGTATTTCAAGATGAATTAAGAAAAGTTGAGAAAAGTTGAGAAAAGTTGAGATAAAAACGCGCGGGAGAAGGAATTTTGTTTATGAATCAAAAAACGTTAAGGCAGTATCGGGATTTGGTCAAAGAGATTGAGGAGTTAAAAAACAGAATATCGGAAGCTCAAAAACTATCAAGCGTGCAAGTTGTCAAGGATAGTGTTTCGGGTTCCAACCCACATTTTCCATATCAGAAAGGTGTTTTTGCTATCGAAGGTCTCGAGCAGATAAACTCAAGGCGGAAAAAGATTTTGCAAAAGCGGATTGAACGGTGTGAACGGTTAAAGCTTGAGATTGAGGAGTTTATCGACACCATAGAGGACAGTAAAACACGGCGAGTGTTTCAGCTGCGGTATATTTACGGGTGCAGCTGGGAGAAAATTTCAAGGATGTTAGGAGGTTGGGATGAAAGTTATGCGCGTAAAATTCATGACCGGTGGTGGCTAAAAAATACATAGAAAGTCTTGACATACGTACACACACGTGCTATACTATTGTTGTCAGGAGGTAGGTATACATGCCGATGACACAAAAAGAAATGGTCAAGCTGTTAAAAAAGCACGGTTTTGCTGAAATAAAGGGCGGGAAAGGTTCGCATATCAAGATGACGAAGCCGGGACAGCTTAGACCGATTGTTATCCCGTCAGGAGAGTTGAAAAAGGGAACCGAGTGCGGGATACTCAAAGAGGCGGGGCTGAAATAAGCCCCTTAGCCTTTTAAGTATTGCATTTTGGATTTTGGAGGTGTTTCTATGTTGATTAGTTATCCGGCGTTGTTTTATTACAGTCCAAAGGAGGGTGGATCGTACTATATTTATTTTCCGGATTTAAAAGGTTCGGGAACTCAAGGGGATTCGGTGGAAGAGGCGATGTTCATGGCAGGTGATTATTTAGGGATTGTCGCTTCTCATATGCTTGAGACGGGGCAAAAACTTCCGCATAGACGCGACATCAATCATTTATCATTGTCGGAGGATTTCCCTTTTAAAGATGATGAGGAATTTAAAGATTTTTATGATTTGGAAAATTCTTTTGTCTCTATGATTTGTGTCGACATTGAGAAGTATTTTGAAAGTCAAAAATTAGTGAAAAAGACGCTGACGATTCCAAAGTGGTCGAATGATTTGGGGAATCGATTGAATTTGAATTTTTCAAAAGTATTAACGGAAGCGATTGAAAAAATAGCGTTAAAATAAAAATTTTCAAAAAAAAATAAAAGTTGTCCGTTTTGTCCGATTTTTCCGTGGTACAATAGTATTGTGAAAAGTGCAGGCAGGTGCGAATGAGTGCATCTGCTTATTTTATTGTGTATTTTTCAATGTTTCCGTAGTTGGCGGACTTCATACGGCACGGGGGGATGGTCTCTTTTGTTTTATGGGGGTGCATGATGAGTAGACCGGATAAATCAGGCTCACACAGGGCACAGTATGAAAAAAACAGAAAAAGAATTTTAGCCACACAGAATGTTTGCGGCATTTGCGGAAAATCCGTTGATTTATCACTTAAGGCGCCTAATCCTTTAGCGCCTTGTGTGGATCATATAATTCCAGTGGCTAAAGGAGGACATCCATCCGATATTAGCAATTTACAATTAGCTCATTGGAGTTGTAATAGGCAAAAATCTGATAAATTATTTAAAAACGAAATAATAAAAGGAACTAAGATTCTTGGAAATCGAAATTTACCTCAAAGTATAGATTGGAGTAATTACAAGTCAAAATAGGGGGTATATCCCCCACCCACGTAGGCAAATGGAGTTCCACGCCGTCATTATACAAATTTCTCGCTGAAAAGATAAAGGAGCAGTAAAAAAAATGAATGAGATGGAAATTTTACAATATTTGAGAGCCAAGTTGATAAAGCATGAAAGAAGAGTAAAGCATAGATATTCACAATATGACATGAAGCACATCGATAAGATGCCGGGAATTACTATCCCCGAACATATGAGAGCAAGATATAGGTCTGTGCTCGGTTGGTGTGGGAAGGCGGTGGATTGTTTGGCAGATAGACTAATATTTAGAGAATTTACCGATGATGATTTTGAAATCAACGAAATTTTCAATATGAACAATCCTGATGTATTCTTCGACTCAGCAATTTTATCAGCTTTAATAGGCTCATGCTGTTTTGTGTACCTTTCAAAAGGGGATGATGATATCCCCAGACTTCAAGTAATAGAGGCCAATAATGCTACAGGAATAATAGATCCGATAACGGGATTGCTTAAACAAGGATATGCAATATTGGAAAAAGATGATTATGATAATCCTAAAATTGAAGCATTGTTATTACCTAATAAAACAATAATATTCTATAAAGCTAATGATAAAAACGAGGTCTATGAACATAGTGCGGAATATCCGTTATTAGTGCCGATAATACATAGACCCGATGCAGTAAGACCGTTTGGAAGAAGTAGAATATCAAGATCAGCTATGTATTGGCAGAGATATGCTAAAAGAACACTTGAAAGGGCAGATATAACGGCCGAATTTTATTCTTTCCCTCAAAAATACGTGTTAGGGATGAATAGTAACGCCGAGTCTTTGGATACTTGGAAAGCTACCATATCTTCCATGTTAAGGATAGATAAAGATGAAGACGGAGATAAACCCGTACTTGGTCAATTTACCACTTCGTCAATGTCTCCTTTCACGGAGCAGCTCAGAACTGCCGCAGCGGGATTTGCGGGGGAAACCGGGCTCACACTTGACGATTTGGGTTTTGTAGGTGATAACCCATCAAGCAGTGAAGCCATAAAGGCAAGTCATGAAACATTAAGGGTAATGGCGAGGAAAGCGCAAAGGAGTTTTTCATCGGGACTTGTAAATGTGGGATATCTGGCTACCTGTCTGCGTGATAATTATCCATATCTTAGAAATCAGTTTCACAGAGTAAGAGTAAAATGGGAACCTGTATTTGAACCTGACGCAAGTACATTATCTTTGGTTGGTGACGGAGCTATAAAGATAAATCAGGCAGTGCCGGGGTATATTTCAGCAGAAGTGTTAAAGGATCTTACAGGGATAAAAGGAGGAGAGAAACGACCTATTGTTGAAACGCCGGCGGTTGAAGTAAATGATAAGCAACAAAATAGGATAATATCGACATATGAGGTTACATCACTACTTGGAAACTATCAAAAAGGGGTTTTGTCTAAAGAAAACGGAATAAGATTACTGACCTCTATGGGATATTCACAAGAAATTGCTACAAAAATGCTTGATGAAACGAAGGTAATACCAGAGGTATAGCAATGGATATAATCTCTAAGCTAAAATTGGAATTTAATAAAAAATATGCAAAAAACTCAAAAATAAGAGATTTGGTAGAAAGACTTGAGAACGGAGATGCGGCATATGAACAAGCTCATGAATTTGCGATAGAAGTCGGCGAAATCCTTGCAAATGTATTTAAAGAAAATCTGTCTGCTGATATGTTTCCTGATGGAAAAATAAGTTATAGCATTGCTGATACTATATTAAATGAAACTCTCGGTAATAATTATAATTTTGTATCTGATTATTCAAGAGATATTCAAACTATAATCAATAAAAAAGCAGGATTTAATATAAAAGGTGTAAAAGCCGATAAAAATCAAAGCAGAATTGACAATATGGCAAAAAAAGTATCCGATGATAGTTTTGAGAATGTGCAGTGGGTGTTTGACGAGCCGATAAAAAACTTTACACAGTCCGTTGTTGATGATACTGTAAAAGCAAATGCCGACTTCCAATACAAATTAGGTATGCAGCCTAAAATTATACGAAAATCGACAGGTAATTGCTGTGATTGGTGCGAGGCATTAGTAGGAGAATATGATTATCCTGATGAAGTGCCAAAAGATGTGTATCGCAGGCATAAATTTTGCAGATGCACCGTAGAACACAGACCTGTAGGTAAAAAAGTCGGAACAAATATCCATACTAAGAAGATTATGAATTCTGATGAGGATATAGCAGCTAGAATAAGAAGATATGAAAAAGAAATTAGAATATCTGAAAATAATAGAATAAAGAATATTTCAACGGCAAAAGCCATTGAGCTAGGATATAAACCTTTAGAACAAGAAAAAGTAGTTAATATTCTAAGAAAACAGTCTGAAAAATGGATTGCCAATTTGACAGAAGACGAAAAAAGAGCAATACAAAAATACACTGATAACGGAATTGATAAAGATGGTAAAAAGCTTTTTGAAAAAATAAACGGGTATCTTGCAAATAAATACAATCCTATTAATGAGTTAGAAGAAAAAATGTTAATAAAATTTATTTATCAAATAGATAATGCTTTATTGAAAAATGAATTACAAAGCGATATAATAGTATACAGAAAAGATGTATCGCCAAAATCAATTGAAGGTGAAATAAACAGATTTTTAAGTACTTCAGTTACGCAAAAAGGTGTATTTGGAAGTAGCCCGAATGTTGCTATAATTGTACCAAAAGGTTCAAAAGGTGGATATGTTGAGAGCTTTAGTAATTATAAAGATCAAAGAGAGTATATGTTAAGTTATGGAACAACATTAAAAAAAATTAATGATTTTGCAGAATTTTCAATATACAAAGTTGAGGTGTGATATGAAAGAAAATTATTCTAAAGAATCAATAAACAATTTAGAAGAAAGAATGTTATCTCAAGTTGAACCATCAACAGAAGAAGATAAAAAAGTAAACCGAGAACGTTTAAAAAAAATTCAGGATTATAGTAAAACTTTGAACAACAATCAAATAGAAGTAGCAATCTAAAAGGCATTGTAGTTATTAACTATGGTGTTTTTTTTATAAAAAAATAAGGGGGTGATATTATGGCTAAAGATGATTACCAAGTAATAGTTTATCAAATATTATCATATTTATATAATTGCTTAAAAAAAGGTATTGATATTGAGCCGGATTATTTGATAGCTAATGGTAAGCTGTTTAATATTAATAGTAATTATTGGAGATTTATTATATATAATCTCCACAAAGACGGATTAATTGATGGTATAAGTCTTGTGTATACGTGGGGAGATAAATATCCTCATATAAATGACCTTACTAATATTGGTATTACTCCTAAGGGTATTCAATTTTTGACAGATAATAGTTTTATACAAAAATCTAAGGAGCTATTAAAAGATGTAAAAGGTATTATACCTTTTGTATAGGTACTTACTTTGTAGGTGCTTTTTTAATGCAAAAAAATTACTTGGACACAAGGTTAAAAATGGGGAGGGATATAGGTGGCTAAAACTAGAATAGGCAATCAAATTCCTACTAAATCTATTTTTTTGCCATCTAAGAAAAGCGATTATAAAAAGGCTATTGAATATTACAGAAGAACAGGGAGAAAAGAGCAAACATGGCAAGAGAACCTACTAAAACACTTATTTGCTAGAAATAGTGACAATCTATGGACGCATACTAAATATGGATATAGCTTACCTCGTAGAAATGGTAAGAATGAGGTTGTGGCTATAAGGGAGTTATACGGTCTATTTAGTGGCGAAAAAGGTCTACATACTGCACATAGAACTACTACATCTCACGCAGCTTTTGAAAGACTTCTTAAATTTCTTAATGATATGGGTTTTGTAGAAAAAGAAGACTATAAGGCACTAAGACAATTCGGTCTTGAGAAGATAGAGATGATTAAGGAGTATACAGGTATAATATGTTTTCGTACTCGCTCCGCAAAAGGCGGACTTGGCGAGGGATTTGACTATTTGATTATTGATGAGGCTCAAGAGTACACGGACGACCAAGAAAGTGCTTTGAAATACGTTGTTACTGATAGTAAAAATCCGCAGAGCATATTTTGCGGTACACCGCCTACTGCCGTATCTGGCGGTACAGTATTTACCAAGATGCGTAATAAAGTTCTCGAAGGAGGATTAAAAAATACCGCGTGGGCTGAATGGTCTGTTGATGAAATGTCCGATATGTATGATAAAGAGCTTTGGTATAGATGCAATCCATCTCTCGGTATCATATTTACAGAAAGATCTGTAGAAGATGAGATAGGTTCAGACGAGATAGATTTCAATATCCAAAGGCTCGGTCTGTGGTTGAAATATAATCAAAAGTCGGCTATATCCGAAAAGGATTGGGAAAGACTAAAAGTAAACGGTTTGCCGCGATTGAAGGGTAAGTTGTTTGCAGGTATTAAATACGGCAAAAATGGAATTAATGTTGCATTATCTATAGCTGTAAAAACGTTAAGCGATCGTATATTTGTGGAAGTTATCGATTGCCAAAATATAAGGAATGGGAATATGTGGATTATTGATTTCTTGAAAAAGGCAGATATAGATAAGGTTATAATAGATGGTGCAAGCGGTCAAAACATACTTACCGGTGATATGAGGGAGTATGGTATAAAAATTAGTCCCATATTACCGAGTGTAAGGCAAATAATTGTAGCAAATTCTAAATTTGAACAAGGGATATTTCAAGAGAGTATATTGCACAATAATCAACCCTCACTTACGGCAGTTGCAACTAATTGTGAAAAACGTCTTATAGGAACACAGGGGGGATTTGGATATAAAAGTCAATTTGAAGACATGGAAATAGCTTTGCTTGACAGTGTCATTCTTGCACATTATTTGGCAAGTGAAAAGAAAAAGAAAAGCAGACAAAAAGTAAGTTATTAAATCAGGCACTTATTAAAGTGTCTTTTTTATATAAAAATTACCCAGACGTGGGGCTAAACATGGGAGGTATATTATGGCATTTGAACCGATAACAACTCAGGAAGAATTTGACGAGATGATAGTTGAGAGGCTTAATAGGCAAAAAGAAAACATATTGAAAAACTATGAAGACTATGAGCAACTTAAAAAAGACAGAGAGAATCTTCAAAATGAGTTGTTGGTGATGAGAAAGACTGTAGATGCGCATATCGCAGAAAAAGAAAATCATAGCAAAGAGTTAGAAGCACTCAATGCTAAAATAAAAGGTTACGAGCTTGGCCGTATGAAAATGAAGATAGCACTTGAAAATGACATACCTTACAGCCTTGCTGACAGATTGAAAGGGGAGGATGAAGAAAGTATAACAAGAGACGCTAAGACAATGTCGGAATTTGTAAGCAAAGGTAAACCTGTCGCACCCTTAAAATCGACCGAACCGAAGATAAGCAAAGATGCGAGCTATAAAAAATTATTAGAAAATATGGAAGGAGAGTAAAAGAATGGCTGATGTATTATCAAGAGGAACATTGTTTGATCCGGAAATAGTTTCGGATTTAATCGATAAAGTAAAAGGTAAATCGTCACTTGCTGTATTGTCCGCTCAAACGCCTATACCGTTTAATGGACAAAAAGAATTCACGTTTACTATGGATAACGAAATAGATGTAGTGGCGGAAAATGGTAAAAAAACTCATGGTGGTATCAGTGTAGAGCCTGTTATAATCAGACCGATAAAGGTGGAGTACGGGGCAAGGGTATCGGATGAATTTATGTATTCAAGCGAAGATGTAAAGATAAACATATTAAAAGCTTTTAATGACGGCTTTGCAAAAAAAGTGGCTAAGGGGATTGATTTGATGGCATTTCATGGAATTAACCCCCGTACAGGTGTGGCATCTACCGTTATAGGCACAAATCATTTCGACAGTTTAGTTACTCAGACCGTAGCATATGATGCTACTGACCCCGATGCGAATATTGAGGCAGCTATAGCGATGATAAACGGCAGTGAGGGAGAAGTTAACGGTTTGGCGATATCCCCCATATTTTCATCAGCACTTGCAAAGATGAAAGCTAACGGAGTTAGGTTATTTCCCGAACTTGCTTGGGGAGCAAATCCCGGAATGATAAACGGGCTTAAATCGGACATCAATCGCACTGTTGAAAATGCTACAGTAAAAGACAGAGCTATAATCGGTGATTTTACCAATATGTTTAAGTGGGGGTACGCAAAAGAAGTACCGTTCGAAGTGATCAAGTACGGGGACCCCGACAATTCGAGCAAAGACCTTAAAGGGTACAATCAAGTATATTTAAGAGCTGAACTGTATCTTGGGTGGGGGATAATGGATAGTAAATCTTTTGTAAGAATTGTGGAGGCTTAGAATAAAATGAAATATAAAAATACTAATACCGGGGCTGTTATCGACAGCCCTTGTATTATTTCAGGTGGAGATTGGATGGTATATGGTGTCGAGAATAAAGTAATTCAAGCCGGACAAGAAGATGAAGCAGAAGAACAAAACCTAGAAGAGACTCAAGAAAACGATGAAGCGGCAGAGCTTAACAAGAAAGAAATTACACAAGAACTTAAGGCACTCGGGATAAAATTCAATCCAAATGCAAATAAAAAAGAATTGTATGATTTGATGATGAAGGGTAGATAAAATGACAAACTATGCGACTATAGACGATGTAACTGCACTTTTCAGACCTTTAAAACCCGATGAGATAGAAAAAGCAAAGGCGCTGTTGCCTGTCGTATCAGACAACTTAAGGGTAGAGGCTAAAAATGTCGGAAAAAACCTTGATGTAATGGTCAAAGACAATATATCGTATGCGAATGTGGTTAAGTCAGTGACAGTCGACGTAGTAGCAAGGACGCTGATGACATCAACCGACAGCGAGCCAATGACGCAAACGAGTGAAACAGCTCTCGGATATACATTTCAAGGAACGTATCTTGTGCCGGGTGGCGGATTGTTTATCAAAAAAACCGAGCTCGCAAGATTGGGATTGAGAAAACAAAAAGTGGGAGTGATAGAGCTGTATGACTAGAATTAAAGGTATTAAAATCATATTAGTGTCAAAAACCGAAAAGGGAAAAGACCCATTTGGAAATGCTATATATGATGAAAAACAAATAGAAGTTGAGAATGTCCTCGTTGGTCAGCCCACAACCGATGATATTACCAACTCTCTTACCCTATATGGGAAAAAGGCTGTCTATACCCTTGCGATTCCGAAGGGGGATACAAATAATTGGGAAAATCAGGAAGTGTGGTTCTTCGGTCAGCGTTGGAGAACAATTGGGAAAATATTACAAGGCATAGAGTATTTAATTCCTTTGGCTTGGAATAAAAAGGTTTTGGTGGAAGCATATGAGTAAAGCGTTTAAATTTGTACTTAATCGAAAAGGTGTAAGAGAACTTATGAAGTCTGAAGAAATGCAAGGGCTACTTTCCAAATATGCCACGGCCATTAAAACGCATTGTGGTGATGGTTTTGAGCAAGATGTTTATGTTGGAAAAAACAGAGCTAATGCAATGATTTTTGCAGATAGTAGGAGAGCACGGTATAAGTGCAGAAAAGAAAATACACTTTTAAAGGCGTTAAGATGATTGAAATTATAGTTAAACAATACTTAGATAGACATATGGGCGTTCCAATATATTTGGAACATCAGGAAAGAGAACCTCACCGATTTATTATTTTCGAGAAAACTTCAAGCAACAGCAAAAATAAAATCAATTCTGCTACTATTGCTTTTCAATCTTATGCGGAGTCAATGTATGAGGCGGCAAAATTAAATGAAAAGTTGAAAGAAGTTGTATTGAATATGGTTGAATTAAATGATATAGGATGCGCAAAGTTGAATAGTGATTATAACTATACGGATACGCAAACAAAACGGAACAGGTATCAAGCGGTATTTGATATCACATATTAGGAAAGGAGTTATAAAATGAGTGACGCAACAAATGTAAGTTACGGAAAACCTAAGATTGGTGGTGCAGTGAGTGTAGCGCCGATTGGAACCAATATTCCGACGGATGCAACTACGGGACTTGATGCGGCATTTAAAAGTCTAGGATACATCTCAGAAGAAGGACTTGCAAACACAAACAGCCCCGAAAGTAAAAAAATCAAATCTTGGGGTGGGGATACTGTTTTGGTTATTGCGAGCAGCAGCGAAGATGTATTTAAATTCAGATTGATTGAATCTTTAAACGTAGATGTCTTGAAGACAGTTTATGGAGCAAGCAATGTATCTGGGGCGTTGGATACTGGACTTATCGTTAAAGCGAATTCCAAGCAAGCTGAACCGCTTATCTATGTGGTTGACATGATTATGAAAGGCGGGGTACTTAAACGAATCGTAATTCCTACTGCGGTTATTTCAGAACGCGGGGAAATCAATTATTCTGATGAAGATGCAATCGGTTTTGAATTGACGGTTGAAGCTATTCCCGACACGCATGGAAATACCCATTATGAGTACATTAAAAGTGTGGTGTAATTTATGACAACTCAAAAACCAACAATATCCGGGCAAACTCAGTCCGGTTTTAAATATGTTTTAAAAAAGAAAGATTTAAATAATTTTGAGCTTTTTGAAGCTTTATCTGAATTACAAGATAACCCGTTATTGCTTCCGAAAGTGGTTCTCCTCCTCTTGGGGTGTGAACAGAAAAAAATGTTGTATGATCACGTAAGAGAAAAAGATGGAACGGTTCCAATCGAAAAAATTGAAAAAGAAATAACCGATATTTTTAAACAGGTAAAAGAAATAAAAAACTAATAATCCTTGCTCGGATGATACGTGAGGACAAAGACGCTCTAATTTGTGATTTGGCAGAAACTTACAATATCTATGACTTTGAACAGCTGCCTTTAGATAAAGCGGCTGTTTTTGCTTGCGGATTAAAAAACGATAGCAGAATAAAACTAAAAATGTCAGGAGATAATGTTTTAATGGACACAATTCTTTTAGCCGCTATCGTTGATAGATTAAGCTGCTTGGTGTGGTTTAAAACAAAAGATGCTGCAAAAGGTATTAATAGGCCTCAATTTATTACAGAATTGTTAAATCAAAGAGGCAAATCGAAGGAAGTGGGAAAAAATATGTCTTTTTCATCCGGCAAGGAATTTGAACAAACGAGAAAAAGAATTCTAAAGGTGGTGACAGCAAGTGGCGACTGAGCTCGGAAAAGCTTATGTACAAATAATTCCGTCTGCGGAAGGCATTAAAAATCAAATGATAAAAGAACTTGGCGGAGACGTTGTCGGAGCGGGAGAACAAACCGGGAAATCTTTTGGAAGTAAACTCGTTTCTTTTGCTACAAAAGCTATTGCTGCCGGTGGAATCGGCAAGGCAATTAGTTCAAGTATTTCAGAAGGTGCAGATCTTCAACAATCTGTTGGAGGCATCGAAACGCTTTTTAAATCAAGTGCTGATAAAGTACAAGAGTACGCTTCTCAAGCTTATAAAACTGTAGGACTTTCTGCAAACGCCTATATGGAAAATGTAACAGGTTTCTCAGCAAGTCTTTTACAATCTTTAGGTGGCGATACTGCAAAAGCGGCTGATATAGCCAATATGGCAATGATTGATATGGCCGATAATTCAAATAAAATGGGGACTGCCATGGAATCTATTCAAGTTGCTTATCAAGGATTTGCCAAACAAAACTACACGATGTTGGATAATCTTAAGCTAGGTTATGGTGGAACAAAGAAAGAAATGGAACGCCTTCTTGCCGATGCGGAAAAGTTAACAGGTGTGAAGTATGACATTAATAATCTATCCGATGTGTATGAAGCAATTCATGCCGTTCAGCAGGAGCTTGGAATTACAGGTACCACCGCTAAAGAAGCAGGAGAAACTCTTACGGGCTCTTTACATGCAATGCAGGCTTCTTTTAAAGATGTTTTGGGGGCTATAGCAACAGGACAAGACTGGGACTTTGCTTTTCAAGGCTTCACAGAATCGATAATTACTTTTAGTAAAAATTTGTTTCCAATGTTGAACGATGTATTAACCGGATTACTTCAAATGCTTATAGTGGCTATAAAAGATATAGGACCTCCGATTTTAGAAAGTTTTTTACAACTGATCTCGGATGTAGTTATGACTATAGGAAGGCGGTTTCCCGACCTCGCAAAAATGCTGACTACGGCCTTGCTTAATTTAGCAAAAACAGTAGTAGATAATTTGCCGACGTTTATTGACGCCGGTCTTAAGCTTATAGAAGGGTTGGGGCAAGGTTTAACTGAGGCTCTTCCTATTTTGCTCGAAAATTTACCGCAGATTATTGACGGTATCGTGAAAGCTTTAGTGGATGCCATCCCCTTAATCATAGAAACGGGGGTCAAATTATTAACTGCGTTAGTTGAAAATATGGATAAAATTATTCAAATGATAGTTGACGCACTACCTAAAATTATTGACGGTATCGTGAGTGCATTACTTAATAATATTGATAAAATCATTGACGCCGGCGTACAACTTTTGACCGCTTTAATTACAAATTTACCACAAATCATCATAACGATCACTACGGCAATGCCTAAAATAATTATGGCGATTGTTAAAGGTTTTATTGACGCTATTCCTAAAATCATTGAGACGGGGGTTAAGTTATTTACCTCTTTGATTCAAAATTTGCCGCAGATTATTTCGGCCATCGTGGAAGCTGTACCCAAAATTATTAAGAGTGTGTTGGATAAGTTTAGAGGATTCATTTCAGATTTCGTTCAAATGGGAAAAAACCTAATTATGGGTCTCGGGGAAGGAATAAAAAAGGCAGCTGGAGCCGTTGTGGATGCAGCGGCAGGGGTCGCGAATTGGGCTGTTGGAGGTATTAAAAGAATACTTAAAATTGCTTCTCCTTCGAAATTAACAATGGAGTATGGGCGATATATTGACGAGGGTCTTGCCGAAGGCATCAGTGGAAACGTACATTATATTGATAAAGCTATGCAAGATATCGAAAATAGTGTAGTAAGGCCGCTTTCTTCCAATTTAGATTATACACTTGGAATGCCTACTCAGAATTTAGTTATGACAACTAAAGAAAATGACAGTATAAAAAAGGTAATTACACTTTTAGATGAATTAGTCAAGAAAGAAATAATTTTAAATGTTGATGGCAAAGAAGTAGCGCGTACGACAGCACCTTATATGAGCAAAGAGTTGGCACTTGAGGTATTACGATGAGCATGAATTTGGATAAAATTTTTTTTGATTATCATGGGTATGTGTTGGATTATCCAATCATAGGATTGGCGGAAACGGAAAAAGGAAAAGTAAAGGTAGATCTCAAAATCATCTTTGGACAAAGAGATGAAAGGAAAAGGTTTGTAGCTAGAGCAAGATTTTTATCAAAATTCGAAGATGAATTTATTTGGCGCGGAGTGACGTATGAAGGTGATTTTAAAATTACTAACGTTAAAGGAGAGGACCACCCTTATGATATTCTCCACATTACGGGGGAGGCAATTGCCTACACTCGTGAAATAATTTTAGACTTATCCGGGACAACGGAGATTGTGAATTTAGGCTATGTGGAAACCCCGGTGACGATTACAACACAAGGAAGCTGCACGATTACGGGTTTTTCCGAAAAGCCGATTAAAGTGCTAAGCGGCGTAACCATTACTGATGACGGTTTAATACTTGACACGAACGGAAACAACGCAAGCAATAGTGTTGAAATGTGGGAATTTCCAAAACTCGCGCTCGGGAAAAGTACAGTCAAGGTAACGTCTCCGGTAACGATGACGTATAAAGTGAGGTTGATTTAATGCTTGTTTTTAATATCAACGGAATTAAAACGGACAAGATGAAGGACACGATTATTAAACGTTCAATTGGCGACTTAGATAGATTATCCTTTGAGCTTACAAATGATTTTAAGGATTTCATTCAGTCGGAGAAAATCGTAGATACGCCGTATGGAGATTTTATCATCAAAGAAATCAATAAAAACAAAAAACGGATCCTTGTAAAGTGTAAATACGACATGACTGATTTACAAAGCGTGCATAGAGCTAATATTGTCCTCACAAAATCGACTTTAAAGGGGAATTTAGACGAACTCCTTTCAGGAACGACTTGGACGTCACAGGGAACGAATATGACGGTCACGAGGCATATTACGTTAAATCAGGTAAATGTTTTTGAGGCTCTATCGGAAATGCAAAAAAAGTATGATTGTGAATTCCGGTACGACAATCAGCAAAAAATTGTTTATTTTGCTCCAAGGCTTGGGAAGGATCGCGGTACCTATTTTGCGGAAGGATTAAACCTGGAAGAAATTGACGAGCATGAGGAAAGTTATGAGTTAATTACCCGGATAGTGCCGGTGGGGATGAATGGGTTAACCATTAATGCGATTAACGGCGGGAAAGATTATCTGCAAAATTTAACTTACAATAAAAAAATCATTACCCTTTACTGGAAAGATGAGCGCTACACAAATATTGAGCACCTCAAAGCGGATGCACAAAAAAAATTGGATGTTTTGTCTGTTCCGCGAAAAGTGTATGATATCAAAGTTAAAGATTTAAGCAAACAAAGTAAGTATAAGATCTTAGAATATAATGTTGGGGATACGGCAAAGATTATTTCTAAAGATATTGTACAAAAACACCGAATTATTGAGTGCGAATTGCATTTAAATAATCCGGAAAACAACACTTGTAAACTTGCAAATAAGCCGGTGGATATCAAATCTACGATTCAAGACTTACAAAAAGAAATGTCGGATAATTGGTCACGTACGGAAGTTGAGTTTAAAGTATTGGATGATCGCATTATACAAGCTGTAACCACGACAAAAAAGTATACGGATGACAGCTTTGAAACGTACAAATCGGAGAGGGTACAAACCGATCAGGAGATCAGAGAATCCATTACACACAGTACGACGTATGTCGATCCGAAAACCGGGCAGACGAAGCCGGTCGTGGATAAAATGGTGGAAACCGTTAAGAACTTAGACGGTGTAAGTACGTCAGTTTCTAATAATCAGCAGGAAATCACAACAGTAAAGCAGACGGTGCAGGGGGTCAGTGTGACTGCTCAAAACGCAAATTCAAAGGCGGAACAGGCTCTTACCGCTGACTCATATACAAGAACCATAGCAAATCGTGCTGATGGAAATGCATCTACTGCCATTCAAAAAGCTAATAGTATAGAGTTTCAATTTCAAAACTATTCTCCGGATAAAGTAAAGTACGGTACAACTTACGCTTTAACGCCGTCAGAATGCTATATTGCATATAACGGACAAAGAAAGTTTCAAGTATCAACATACAGTGGTGATGTATCGATAGAGGGGAGTTTTACGAGTCCTCATTTGGTAGCAAATCAAAGTGGTATGAGTATAAAAGGATCTTATGGTTCTACTCTTTTAAGACCTTCAGATGATAGATTGGAAGTTTATGGTTTGAGAGCTAATAATAACGTAACTTTTCTTGGAAATTTAATAATGCAAGGAAATAGTATACTAAACGGTGGCCTGGCTATAACTTTTGCTTATGGGACAACTTATCCTATAGAAATGCGTCAAGGAGTAGAGTGTTTTAGTGGGCTTTATGTACATGGAGCAAAAAATGCAGTCGTAGATACCGATGAAGGTATGGTCGCGGTGTCTTGCTATGAAATGGCTGACACTTACTTTGGAGATATCGGCACAGGCGCCATCAACAATGACGGGTTTTGTATAGTTTCTTTAGCCGATACGTTTAAAAAAACTGTCAATACCAATATTGAGTACCTTGTGTTTTTAACCAAAGAAGGGCGAGGAGATATTTGGATTAGCGAAAAGTCTCAATCATGTTTTACGGTTGAAGGTACTAAAGGTTTGAAATTCGCTTATGAAATCAAAGCAAAACGTATAAATTATGAAACATCAAGGTTGGAAAGAGTTGAAAATAAAGTTGATGACATCGCTAAGCAAGAAGAAAAAGAACTTATTGATAGTTTATCACAGGTTGATACAGAAGAACTTTTAAGAAAGGAGAGTGTTGAGTATGAAGAAAATCACAGGAGTAATGTTAACTAGAAAAGATATTGGTTTGGTATTAAGTGTAAGTTTTACAGAGATCGATGAAAAAACAGGTCAAATCATATCCGCTAATCAAACCAGAAGTAAAATATTGTTAAACGATGATGATCAAAGTGTTGCTGCAAGTCTATTTAGTATTGCTCAAGAATTTGTGGATAAGGAAAAATAATCAAAATGGGGGTAATATCATGGCTTTTAATGTATATGATTTAGGATTAACAAACCTTTATTTACGTTTTGATGAAGAGGTTTTTCACAATCAATTTGCTATATCCATGGAAAATTCAAGAGGTTTTGATTTTTGGATTTTAGATAAGAGTGGTATGAGTGTAGATACCACCGGTGCTACAATCAAATTATCTCAAAAGAAGAATGGAAATGTATATCAAACTTCTTGCGTTGCTAAAGACGCTAAAAAGGGGCATTATATTGTCATGTTCGCTCCGGAAGCTTTAATGACTACTGGAGAATTGGAAATTCAATGGATCATTACGAAAGGTAGCGATACTTTGAGAACCATACCAAAAACAATTAAAGTGTATGAAGCCTTGGATTTTTCAAGTCCGTCCGGAGGTAATTTGGTTTTGGACTGGCACGCCATTGAAGAAGCAGTTGCAAAGATTAAAGATGTGAAACAAGAAGTTCAAAAAGTAGAACAAATCAAAACAGAACTTAGTGACGTTTTAAATACGGAACAAGATCGACGAAATTATCATAATACTATTAAACCAATTATTGATGGTTGGATTGCTAATCCGAACCAATTTAAAGGTCCAGCAGGACCCCCGGGACCTCAGGGTAATGTTGGACCTCAAGGTAATATTGGACCAGTCGGACCCGGTAATGTGTTATCAATTGGTACTGTATCAAGTGGTAACGCTGCGAAAGTTACGATTGATGGCAATACACCAAATCAAGTTTTGAATTTCGTATTACCTAAAGGAGATAAAGGACCTGTTGGACCTCAAGGTAATATTGGACCAGTTGGACCTCCGGGACCTCAAGGACCTATTGGAAAAGGACTTACTATACTTGGTGAAAAACAAAACGAAGGAGAATTGCCTCCTAGTGGCAACTTGGGTGATGGATGGTTGATAAAAGGTAATCTATATGTATGGCAAGGTACAAAATGGTTAAACGTCGGTAACATCAAAGGACCTAAAGGCGATAAAGGAAACGACGGGCAACAAGGACCCCCGGGACCTCAAGGGGTAAAAGGAAATGACGGCATACCGGGTCCACAAGGACCCCCGGGACCTGCGGGAGCACCCGGAACAACCGACTACAACCAATTACAAAATTTACCAGACTTATCCATATATCAGCCGAAAGAAGCTGGGAAAGGGTTGTCGAGTTTTAATTACGATTTAGATGCTAAAAATAAAGTTGATAAAATCCCATTAAATGCACAATACACTGATACGACATATTCCAACGCAACCGAATCGGCTCCCGGATTAATGAGCCCTTCTGATAAATCACAATTAAAAAATCTACCGAAACAAATTGTTAAAATGACGGAAGCAGCATATAACAACTTTAATCCAAAGGATCCAGAAGTACTTTATCTTATTGAGGAGTAATGTTATGAGTATTAAATATGGAGACAAATCTATAAAAAAGGTATATATGGGTGATAAAGAAATAAAAAGTGCTTATATGGGTGATAAACTCGTATATAAAAATGCGCCTCCATTATTATATGGAACTTTAGATGCCGGCTATTATGGGAGAGTCGAATGTGATAATTTTATAACATTGGTTGATATTAGTAATCAAATGGAGAATCAAGGAATACCAAATCCACATTGGGATCAATTTATTTGTAGTTATGAGTATCCGTCACTTGAGCAATACTGGCATCATTTTTCTTTCAAAAAGAAGCATTTGTATTGGTATAGTATTCCGTTGTATAATCATGGGGATTCTAATAATAAAATAGCAAAACAAATCGAAAGAATTCGATGGCGATTGTTTGGTTATGGCAATAAAGTATTTACAGAGAATAATCAATGGGGGACACATCGTATAATTAATGTTAGAGGGAAACGATACTATTTAAGATTAATGAGTGCTATAAAAGAATATAATAGTGATTTATACACAGAAGTGGATGGTTTAATAGCTCCCTTTTTGAAACCACCAGTACTAACCAATTATACAGGTTATATCAACCCAAATTGGGGGGTTAACTATACTAGAGAGCAACTCGGACTTGGAAAGAATTATGAATATTGGTGTGATGTTAATAAAAATATTGATCAACATCCATTAATCACAACAACATTGATAGAAAATATATTTTTCTATCAATATAATTACTATGATAAATATCGTGGTAAATTTCTCGAATTTTATTATGGACAACCATTATTTTCTGCCAATCGAATTGTTTTTCGTCCATTGCTTGAACAGATAGACTAAAAGAGGTGTAGAATGACAGAACGGGAAAAAGACTACTGTCCGCATGCTACAGAAATAGCAGGTATGAAAGAGCAAATTAAAACACTTTTTGTAAATTTGGCAGATTTCACGGAGCTTACAAAAAGTGTTACAAAGCTTGCTGAAAGCATGAACTATGTGAAAGACGACGTGCGAGACATTAAGTCTGAAATGAAAGACATAAAAGAGGAAAAAATAAAAGATTTTAATCACTACAAGAGGCTCATTGCTGGCGGGATATTGTCCGCCATGATGGGTTTTTTAATTGGAAGATTTTTGATGTGACGACAAGGAGGTTCGGCATGAAAATTACTCAAATGACTACAAGAAAAAAGATGGGGCGGTATGGTTGGAAGCCTGATATTATCGTAAACCATATCACGGAGGGTGGCTATAGCGGTGCAGTAGGGTGGCTCGCTAATGGAAATTCTGAGGTTTCCTGTCATTTTGTAACCTCGAGAAATGGAGATGTTGCGCAGCTTGTGCCTATTGAGTGGGCGTCCTGGTGCAATGGAACACAGTGGTTTAACAAAAATCAAGCGTATTATACTGAAAGGGCGTTAAGCGCACTTGTGCGTGAGCGAAAAACAAATGCGAACTATTATACGGTATCCATAGAGCATGAGGGGTGGACAAATAAAACGGATGGCAAATTGACAGATAGGCAGTATCAAGCCACACTAGAACTGCATAAGCACATCATCACGGAAATTGAACGAATTTACAAAATCAAATTTCGAATAGATCGAGAGCATATCATCGGGCATGTGGATGTTTCTCCGCGCGAGAAGCCGACTTGTCCGGGGAAATATTTTCCATTTGAAAAACTCATTAACGACTTAAGGGCGTGGAGGAGACAAGGACCGATAAGCCCACATAAGCCTCAGAGTACGGACTTTAACCCGAATGGGCTTTTTAATGCGCGAATAATCTGTGATGCGCTTAACGTCAGAAGAGGACCGGGAACACAATATAAGATAGAAAAACAGTTACCTTACAATGGCGTATATACCGTGACGGAAGAAAAAAACGGATGGGGACGACTAAAATCTTGCAAAGATTGGTGGATTTGTTTAGACTATGTCAAAAAAGAAAAAATCTAAGAAGAAAAAAGGTAAATATTCAAAGGTTGTAGTTGGGTTGATACTGTTGATATCGATACTATTTGTCACAGCAATATTGACTATATTCTATACAACAGGACTCGAACCAACAACACTTATAAAATACTTTTTTGTATTTGTCATTGGGGAGTTATGGTTGGTGGCTGGTATAAAAAAGAAAAAAATAAGACAAGAAGATGATATGAGAGGAGTTGACGAAACGTATGAAAACGAAGATCGAATGGAAGCGTAAATTAAGTAGCAGAAAATTTTGGTTGGCCTTAGTAGGTTTTATAACACCAATCTTAGTCATGGCTAAAATCGAAACTTCAACTATTGAAAGCGTTGTAGCTATTATTATGAGCGGAGCATCTTTAGTGGCTTATATTCTTGCCGAAGGTTTTGTGGATGCTAAGAGTGTTGAGAATAAAAACTGAAGAAAAATAGGAAAATGGGGGATAGTCATGATCCATGGGCTGTCCCCTTTTTTATGCTTGAATATAAAAAATTGTTTTAAATAAAAAATGTTTAATGATTGTATAAAAAGTGCTCAAAGTGAAACACGATACCAACAAAATTAATTAAACACGTGTTCAAATACATATTCCTAAAATGCATGGTAAGCAAGAAGCCACCGGTTCAAGTCCGGTCATGAGCTCCAGTGAAAACCTTGGAATTTCAATCTTCCAAGGTTTTTTTGTGCCTTCTTGATTTTTGGAAAAAGTGGCTAAAAATGTTCATGATTTTGGTCTGTTGGGAACAAATTGGAAACAAATTGGGAACAAAAAATTTAAGCTAATTTATTGATTTCCGTTAGTAAATAAGAAGCCGGTAAATCGATATATCTTTTGTCCGTAAAAGAAGCGTCCGTGTGCCCGATGAGGCTTTCCATCACCTTATCGCTCAGTTCCGCCATACGCATTTTGGTTGCAAAGGTGTGGCGAAAAGAGTGTGGTGTGTATGGGGATAATCCCAAGCGTTTGATTAGTGGGTTATGGTAGTATTTTCGGTAGTAATCGGAGCTTACTCTAGCGCCATCTCTGCTGAAAAATAATGATGTTTCAGGAAATTCATAATAAAAATATTCAACGTAGCTCTTGATTTTGTTGTGTATCGGTACGATTCTGTCTTTTCCCGCGTCCGTCTTAGAGCCTCCGATAATGCAGCACTTTTTCAGATCTATGTTTTTAAATTTATCTAAACTTAGAAATTCTCCAATTCTAAATCCTGTATAGGCTAGAATTAAAGAGGCTTTTGCTATGCGGTCACGGTCATTTCTAAATAGAATTTCAATATCTTCTTCAGGGAACGGATATACCTTGCCTTCCTCCGCTCTCGAAACGTCTAAAAATTGAGCGTAGTTGACATGGAGTAATTTGTTTTCAATTGCAACATCGTATAATTGTTTAACAGTGGATTTAATTTTGGATACTTTTGAAAAAGAAGACCCTCCATCAATCAATTTATCCATGATTTTTTGAAAATCGTAGGTCGATAAGTCCACAAAATTATTATTCCCGAGTTCTTTGATGTGGTTGTAGTGGGTTTTTACGGCGTCCAATGAAGACTCTGTCAATCCTTGCTTTTCCTTTTTGGCATATAAAATTGAAAAGATTTCATCCATTGATGTGTTGTGTGTTAAATTCAAAGCAACTCCTTTTGCCGTTTTTAACGCCTCGGAAGCCTCTTCATAGGTTTTAAAGGTTCCTATATAATCTCTTGTAAAATAGCCGTCTTTTTTGTACATAGGTCCACGTGCAACCCATGGTTTTCTGCGTTTTCCCTTTAATTTGTGTATACATCCTGTATGATTTTCTCTTTTCCATTTTGCCATAAAAATAGCTCCTTTCTTGTATTTCAAGCTGAGCGTATGCTATACTAAAGGTGAGCTTTTGAGGTATAGCAATATACGCTCTATGGTCTTATCTCTCGTTTTGTTGGCGCAAAACGGGGGATTTTTTTATTCTTCCATTTTAAAGATGTCGATATCGCCCATGTCTTCATAGCGATAAGAGGATTGGATGCCGCGCATATAGACCTCTCTGTTTTCGATATCTTCGGTGAGGGCATTGACTAAAAGGGTTTTCAGTTCCAAAGGATTGACAGGAGAGCGTTCCATGGCAGAGAGATAGTCCGTCTTGTCGACTTTTGTCCAGTCAATGCATTTTCCAAGTTTGGCTTTTAAAATTTCATCAAGCCAGATCCTGGTGGCACGCCCATTGCCTTCACGAAAAGGATGGGCAACATTCATTTCCACATACTTTTCTATGATTTCATCAAATGTGTCTTGGGGCATTTTTTCAATAATTTTAAGGTTTTGCTCTAAGAACAGGACGGGGGCAAAACGAAAGTTTCCTTTTGAAAGATTGACCGTACGTAATTCTCCGGCGAAATCAAAGACATCTTGAAAAAGATATGCATGGATACGTCTAAGCTCTTTTACCGTGCCTGCATCTTTAGATTGTAAAAGATTATTGTCCCAAAGTTCAACGGCTCGGCGTTTGGTGATATATTCTTCATTCATTTTTTTTGTTCCTTTCATTATTTCCGGAGTTTATCTTTTTTGGAATAAAAAAATATGTATTCTATTTAAATTTACGGATTACATTTTTTACAGGGCTTATACCCGGCGTTAATGGCATCTTCTCTCGTTTCAACAAAAAGCTTATTCCCTTCGTTCATGTTGTCTACGGAAGAACATGTTATTCTGTGGAATTTTCCTGTGCCGGTGTTGCAAACGTATTTATATTCAACTTCTTTCGGTTGTTCCTGTTCCGGCTTTGGATTGTCCGGAGCTTCAGAAACCGGATCTTGTTGTGTGTTTTGTTGCGGTGCCCAGACTCCGCTTTGTTCATTTTTTGCATGGCTTTGTGCTTCTTCCAATTCTTTTTGATGTGAAGTATCCGGAGGGTAGGATTTTGCAACAGCGTATCCGTCGTGAACAATTTTATAATTATAGCAATCTTTTGTAAAATCCGCCGTTTTAGCCAGCCATACATAGGCTAAAAGCCTTCCGAAAGAGTCCGTTTCGTTTTTATCCTTTTGTAAGTATACGGTTTTGTTTAATAAATTGTCGGAGGTGTATTGTGTGGCTTCTTTGGATAAGGCATCTCCTTTTTCGGGACAGTCCAGCCCGATAAACCGCACTTTATCAATTTCTCCGTTTTTGCCTGTTACTTCGATTGTATCTCCGTCAATGATTTTTGTAACCTGAACTTCTTTGAAATCGTCGTTTTCCGTTTCTTTCGGATTATCCGTATTTGTTTTTTGTTCTTTTTTATCGGGCGTTTCTTTTTTCGTATTTTGTTCTTTTGCGAGGTTATTTTTCGGTGTTTCCGGTTGTTTGCCAATCTCGGTTGCAAGACCTACCGTCCACAAAAGACCGACAACTATTAAAATTGGGATAGAAATAAATTTACTTTTCTTTTTACTTTTTAAAAGCTTTAAGGTTATCGGTAAAAACAATACCAAGGATCCAAGGATTACTAAAAAACTTATCTTTGTAATCGCGGCAAAAAAGTATAAGATAGCTGAAATGATGATGAATAAAAAGCTTGATTTATTGTTCTTTTTTCTTTTGTGTCTTCTGTTTCGTTCTGTGCGTTCTTCATGCGGTCGGTTGTTTGACTCTTCTTTTGACTTAATATTGTCAAATACTGATGTAGTCGTTTGGTGATACACTTTATTGTAAACAGCTTTTTTCGGATCCTTTATCATGCCGACGCCTTTCTTCCCATATCCCGGAACGACTGTCCTCTTTAGTGTTCTTTTTAATTTTCCGGTTGTTCTTGCTTTAAACGATTTTTTTAAGCTTGGCGTGCGAATTCCGATTTTCATTGTGATTTCCTTTCTTAAAATTTTCTTCTTACTTCTACAACTTTTCCCGCGATGGTGACTTCGCCGGGGTGGGTGTATGTTGTTGGAGGGTAGTTCGGGTTTTCCGGCTGCAAGGTGATGGAGTTGTCCGTCAGTTTAATTCGTTTTAGTGTGGCGTCAAATCCGTTGACGTAACAGGCGCAAATATCTCCGTTTTCCGCCGTGTTTTGCAGTTGAATGACTACGGTGTCTCCATCTAAAAACAAAGGATACATGGAGTCGCCGGATACTTTTAATCCTACGTACTTTTTTCCTCCTTTCGTCCAATCCGCAGGGATGTCGATGTATCCAAGTATATTTTCAACGGCTTCCATGGCAAATCCCGCGGGAATGGTTCCTACAACGGGGATATTGACGGAATTGGATAAGTCTACAAACTCAAAATCTTCATTATTGACTTTATTTTCTTTTATATCGATTAGTTCAGAGCGGGATATATTAAAGAAACGGCAAATGCCGTCCACTTTATCCATTCTAGGCATGTTATATCCTTTAACATAATTATTTATAGTTGTGTTACTTACTCCAATGAACTTAGCTAACTCTACTTGAGTTGCACTTTTTTCCTTCAATAGTTTAGAAAGATTTGCCGAAAAAATTAATTGTATATCTTTTTCCTTTCTCTCCATAAAAATACCTCCTTGCAACTCTTATTATAAACCTAAACTTTAATTTATACAAGTAAAAAAATAAAAAAATAAAGTTAAAGTTAAAAAAACTCTTGACATAAAGTTAAACTTGATTTATACTGATGTCAACGGGAGTAATGGAGGTGATAAAAACCATGAGCAATTTCAAGATTACACTGAAAGCGGCAAGAGTAAACGCAGGACTTACACAAAAGGAAATAGCTGAAATTTTGAATCGATCGGAAAGTACGATCATCAACTGGGAAAATGGGAAAACAAAAATTTCTGTTATGGATTTCAAAAGGCTATGCTCTGCTCTGAACGTAAACGAAAGCGAAATTTTTTTGCCGTATAAATCAAGTTAAAGTTGATTTTTAAAAAACAAAAGGAGGAGAGATGGAAAAAAGAACGGTGTTTGAAAAAGCTCTTGTATTGAAACAAGAGCCTTGTGAGGAGGATTTATTACATTTGATTGAAAAACTTAATCCGAATGATTTAAGTAAATTATATTTTTTCGTTGTCGGGATTTTGACAACAAGAGGTTATGAATTTGTCGATTGAAGCTTTGTCCGTGTCTGATAGTTCAAGGTATGTTTTTACGAGGTTTACTTGGAACTCTGTAAGGCTGAATTGTTTTTGTACATCAGATAAGAATTCATTTTTTGTTTGGTTGAACATGTCACCTTCTCCGGTGCGTAGCCAATTTTCGTTGACGTTGTAGGTTGTGCAAATTAATTTAATCATTTGTTCGGACAAACCGTTTTTTCCTGTTTCAATTCTCGATATCGCGTTTCTTTGTACCCCTAAAGGTTCGGCGAATTTTTCGCCGGATAAGCCAAGGGCTTGTCTTAATTCCTTTACTCTTTGGTTCATTTAGCTCCCTCCTTATAGATTAAGTATAAGGGAGAAGTAAAAAAAAATCAAGAAAAAAGTGAATAATAAATACAAAAAATGGTTGACAAAGATACTAATAGATACTATAATGTGAATATAAGATACAGAGAAAGGAGATGAAAAGAGGATGAGTAAACAAAAAAAGAAGTCTGATAACAAACTGCTCCAACTGGCTTTAGCCACAGCACTGGTTAGCCTAATCGAAAAAATCATAGAGCTTGTTATCAAACTTCTTGAAATCATAGGGGGCAATTAAGCCCCCGAATAACTCATCTTTATTATATATGAATGACAAGTTAAAAACAATAGAAAGAATTTTAAAGGTAAGTATTATCGTATCCATTATTAATATTTTTTTAACTGTGATTGATTTTTTGAAATAGGGGGTTTTTGCATGGAGGTTTTAATGTATAACGAGGATGAAAAGCTGCAAGCTAAAAGGGTTGCTGAAGATTTGACGACTATGAACGATAAGGAGTTAAACAATCTTTATTGGTTAATGCAAGGGATGAAGATTGCAAGGGGTTGTCGAGAGTAGGAGAGAAGGCAAAGAAACAAAAGGAGGAGAGGAGCGTATGAGCATAGGAAAAGAGATAGCTTCAAAAAATTTGGTTAATGAACTTATATCAAGGGGTGCGAGATATTACGATGCCGAACGATATGGAACTTTCGAAACGGTTATAAAAAAGAAATACTCAACCGATATGGAAGTTGAGTATCCTAAGAGGGTTTTGGTGCTGGATCATCTTGATTTTAAGTAATAATCCCAGGCGTTTTCGAATGTTTCGATGGCGTCCTTGCACGCTCGTCTATTTCGAAGATAGCGCCTGATTATTTCTTTATCGTTTTCTTTTGGAAATCTTGAATCCGTTTTTATGTCTTTTGCCAGGTCACCGATAGGTAAATCCACGGATTCAAATTTCACAATCCAATTTCGAAAAGATATTTTAGCCACACAGGCACCTCCTTTCCGATTTGATTATAACAGATTGGAGAGGAGCGAGGAAAAACAAACAAAAGGAGGAGAAAATGGAGAATTACGAATTAACGGATTCTAAAGAAAAATTTGAATTAAAAATAAACGGAGTTCCCATCCGTTGTGTTATCGGTTACAAGGTTGAAGGAACTCCGTGCGTAACAAAATTAACTGTAGAACTCGAAATTCCTAAGGAAAACATTAAAGTCCAAGTTTCGAGAGAATAAAAGCAGAAGCAATTTGATTCATGATTTGGAGAGAAGCGGAACCTACTTTTTTTATAGCGCTCTTAGTGTGTTCGACAACTTTCGGTGAACGGATATTATCTAAAAATTGATGTCCGGACCAAGTTAATGATTTTACGCGGATACTTATGATTCCGCTCCACACTTTTATTTCATATGAGTCAATAAAACTGGCTTCTTTCAATTTAATAAGCGTATAAAAGATATCTTCGTCGGTGTTGTTTTTGTTAAAAATTAAGCAATTCTCTAGATTGGTATTTTCTTCAATAGCTAAAAGAGTGTTGCGGACAATATCAAAATCAAGTTTCATAAATAATCATCTCCTTTGAGGTGATTATAACAGATTAGAGAGGAGCGGGGGAAAAAGAAAATAAAAAAGGAGGAGAGAAAATGGCAATATCTGTTGAACAAGCGGCAAAGATTTTAGGAAAGGATGTCAATACGATTCGTATGGGATTGATTCAAAAAGCTTTCCCATGGGGCGCAGCGGTGCAAACCAGCGAGCGCAGATATAGTTATGTGATTTATCCAAAGCAATTTCAAGAGCTTGTCGGAGAAGTAGAAGTAAAGGAGGGGTAAGATGTTAGATTTTTTGTTTAGTCCGGTGGCGAATTTATTCGTCGGGTTGTTGTCGGGGGTTGTGTGTACAACACTGATTGCGGATTTTTACTACAAAGACAAAGTGTACAAGGAAAGAGCAAGGAGAGTTTCTGCAGAAGACAAGGCGGAGCTTTTACGAAGCAGGTTGGAAGCTGCGAGAGGTGAACTGTACCTTAGCAGTCAAAAAAAGACAGAGAAGGAGTATATGGATAAGATGATGGCTTACAGCAAAGAGATGAACCGTAAGCCGATGATGACGCAAATTGTTACCAACGAAAAGGGGGAGTTTAGGGGATGCGTTCAGAAAACAGTAGTAAATTAAGTGATTACAGGGAACGGTTAGATATGCATTTGCCGGATGCGAAAGATCGCGAGGTACTTCAATGGATATTTGATTTCTTTGAGTCTATGTATGCGCCGGCAAAGGATAAAAAGACGGCAAAGGATGTAGAGACGATGATTCTAAGACTGAATGATGTATTTTACAAGGACTGTATCGAACGCTTAGATAAAAAAAGCGCCGACAGCAACAAAGGCTAGTCGGCAATACTAAGATATCAATACTATGATATCACAAAAAAGGAGATTTTACAAATGGAAACTATAAAAATTCATAAATTGGAAATTGAAAATGTAAAGAGAGTTAAAGCAGTTTGTATGAAGCCTACCGAAGAAGGGCTTACGATTATCGGGGGCAATAACAATCAGGGGAAAACAAGCGTACTGGATAGTATTGCTTGGGTTTTGGGAGGTAATCGATTTAAACCTTCCGAGGCACAAAGAAGGGAGTCTGTGATTCCACCGAATTTAAAAATTGTTTTAAATAACGGGCTTGTGGTGGAACGTAAGGGGAAAAATGCCGATCTTAAGGTTACAGACCCAAACGGTAAAAAATACGGACAAAGTTTATTGGATAGTTTTGTTGAAGAATTAGCACTTGATTTGCCGAAGTTTATGCAAGCTTCCAACAAAGAAAAGGCGAATACACTTTTGCAAATTATCGGTGTCGGAGATAAATTGTTGTCTTTTGAAAAAGAAGAGCAGGAAATTTATTACAAAAGACATTCTGTAGGTCGAATTGCCGACCAAAAAGAAAAGTTTGCCCAAGAACAAGTTTTTTATCCGGAAGCTCCGAAAGAAATTGTCAGTGCTTCGGAGTTGATTAAACAACAGCAGGAAGTTTTGGCGCGCAACGGAGAAAATCAGAAACATAGGGATAATCTAAAAGAGCTTATACAAGGAAAAAAGAGAACAGAAGAAGAATATAAAATTCTTGAGGAACAGATCTTATCCCTTGAAGAGAGGTTAATAAAATTAAAAAATGAAAAAGGAATGAAAGGCAGTCTATTAAAAGAATATGATATCAACATTAATTTAGCATCTAAAACCGTAGAACAATTAAAGGACGAGTCCACAGAAGAACTTGAAAAGAATTTGGAAAAGATTGAAGAAATCAATATCAAGGTCAGAGCGAATCTCGATAAAGAAAAAGCAGAAGACGATGCCAAAGAGTATCGGGAAGAGTATCGAAAATTGACTAATGATTTGGAGAAGGTTAGACAAGCAAAGATAGATTTATTAAAAAATGCGGATTTACCGCTTCCTGACTTGTCTATTGAGGATGGAGAATTAGTGTATAAAAAGGATAAATGGGACACAATGAGCGGTTCGGATCAATTAAAAGTTGCTACTGCGATTGTGCGAAAATTAAAGCCTCAATGCGGTTTTGTATTGATGGACAAGCTTGAGCAAATGGATGTGGAGAGTTTAAACGATTTTGGAGAATGGCTTAAGAACGAAAGTTTGCAAGTTATCGCTACAAGAGTGAGTAAAGGAGATGAGTGTTCTATCATTATTGAGGATGGTTATGTAGTCGGTCAAGTTGAGCCGAAGCAATCAAAAGCATGGAATGTGGGTGAATTTTAATGCGTATTACGAAGGGAAAGGTGGATAAAGCGCAAAGGATCGTTATTTACGGTCCGGAAGGTATCGGGAAGACAACTTTTGCAAGCAAATTTCCGCAACCGCTTTTTGTTGACACTGAAGGGTCCACATCTCAATTCGATGTAGCCAGAATGGATACACCATCCAGCTGGACAATGTTGTTAGAACAAATTAAGTATGTTATCAGTCATCCGGAAGTATGTAAAACTTTAATTATCGATACGATTGATTGGGCGGAAAGATTATGTGTTGAGAGTGTTTGTGCGAAGCACGGAAAAAAAGGGATTGAAGATTTCGGGTATGGGAACGGCTATGTTTACGTTGCCGAAGAAATCGGACGTTTCTTGAATCTTTTAAATGATGTGATTGATAAAAATATTCATGTTGTTTTAACGGCCCATGCGCAAATTCGAAAAATCGAACAACCGGAAGAGTTTGGAGGGTATGATCATTGGGAATTGAAGCTCGGGAAAAAAACGGGTTCCCAGACGTCTCCACTCGTAAAAGAATGGGCGGATATGCTTCTTTTTGCAAACTATAAAGTTATTTCCGTTGCTGTGGACGATAAAGGGCAAAAGAGGAAGGGAACCGGAGGGAAGAGAACTTTGTATACCACGCATCATGTTTGTTGGGACGCAAAAAACCGTCATTCGCTTCCGGATGAAGTGGAATTCGATTTTCAGTCTATTGCCCATTGCGTTCAAGAATTTAAAGAAAAACAGGAAGAAAAAATTCAAGAAGAAAATAAAAAAGAGAATAAAACTGAAGAAGTTCAAAAAGAACGTTATTTTTTTAATCCGAAAAGAAATGCTTTTTTCACGTATACAGAACTAAACGGGAAAATTGACGAAACAATGACGGAAGTAACCGAAGAAGAGTATTTGTTGTATGCAAAACAAGGTTCGTTTCTTGAAGAGGGAAAAAAGAAAGAAGAATTTAACCCGTTAGATCCGCCGATCGATGAAATGAACGATATGGATTTTGCAGTTAAAAATAAAGCTTTAGCGGATTTGATGAAAGAAAATCAAGTATCCATAGAAGAAATTCAAAATGTTGTTAGCAAAAGAGGATATTACCCGAGAGGAACACCAATTGAAAATTATGATGACGGGTTTATTGCAGGTGTTTTAGTCGGAGCGTGGCCGCAAGTATTTGAGATGATTAAAAAGAACAGATAAGGAGTAAAAAAATGGAATATGCAAATGTTGAAAGAGAACTTGGTTGGGATGACGAAATTCAAAAAGAAAGTGAGTTTATACTTTTAAAGCCTGGTGAATATGATTTTGAAGTCACGGAATTTGAACGTGCAAGACACGCAGGAAGCGTGAATCTTCCACCATGTAATAAAGCTATTATTTATTGTACCATTCAAACACCAGAAGGAAAAACGACGATTAAAAATAATTTATTTTTGCACACAAAAACGGAATACTTTTTGTCGGCGTTTTTTATCGCTATCGGGCAAAAGAAAAGAGGAGAGGCACTGAAAATGAATTGGAATACGGTCGTTGGTTCTAAGGGGCGTTGTAAAGTCGGACAATATGTCGGGGGCGATGGGAATACGTATAATGAAATTAAGTCTTTTTTAGAACCTAAGCAGGTTGCCGCACAGTTTACGTCCGGAACGTTTTAGGCGGTTGTTATGGAGCTTAGAGCATATCAAAGAGAAGCTCAAGAAGCCATTTTGAACGAGTGGGAGAACGGAGTGAAAAGAACTTTGTTGGTCCTTCCAACAGGCTGCGGAAAAACTATCGTTTTTTCAAAAGTTATTGAGGAGAGGGTTAGACAAGGGGATAGGGTTTTAATCCTTGCTCATCGAGGGGAATTATTAAGTCAAGCTCAAGAAAAACTCAAGAAGAGTACAGGTCTTCGTTGTGTGATGGAAAAGGCAGAAAAAACATCTCTTCAAAGCTGGTATCGTGTTGTTGTCGGTAGTGTTCAAACGATAATGCGAAAAAAAAGGCTTCATCAATTTAACGAGAATTATTTTAATACAATTGTCATTGACGAAGCGCATCATTGTATTTCAGAAAGTTATCAAAGAGTTTTGAATTATTTTAAAGATGCCAATGTGCTTGGTGTGACTGCAACGCCGGACAGGGGAGATATGCGAAACTTAGGAAGTTATTTTGAAAGTTTAGCTTATGAATATACACTTCCAAAGGCCATTAAGCAGGGATATTTAAGTCCGATTAAAGCTTTGACCGTACCGCTTAAGTTGGATTTAAGTCAAGTATCCGTTCAAGCCGGAGATTTTAAAGCAAGTGATATCGGTTCGGCTTTGGACCCCTATTTGGAAGCCATTGCCGATGAAATGAAAAAGTATTGTTTGAATCGAAAAACTGTGGTTTTTCTGCCTCTTGTCAAGACTTCTCAAAAATTCAAAGATATTCTTTGTAAAAAAGGATTTAAAGCAGCAGAGGTCAACGGTGACAGCAAAGACCGAACAGAGGTTTTAGAAGACTTCCGTAATAATAAATACAATGTTTTGTGCAATTCAATGTTACTTACTGAAGGGTGGGATGAACCATCTGTTGATTGTATTGTTGTACTTAGACCGACAAAAGTAAGGTCACTTTATTCTCAAATGGTCGGTCGAGGGACGAGGCTTCATCCCGGAAAAGAAGAATTGCTTTTATTAGACTTTTTATGGCACACGGAAAGACATGAACTTTGTCATCCGGCCAGTTTAATCGCTTCGGATGAGCTCGTGACCAAAAAAATGACAGAAAAAATAGAAGAAGCCGGGGTTCCTGTAGATATCGAGGCGATCGAAGAAGAAGCAACACAAGATGCCTTGGTCGAACGTGAAGAATCTTTAGCAAAGCAACTAGCCGAAATGCGTCATCGAAAGCGAAAACTTGTCGATCCATTGCAGTTTGAGATGAGTATTCAAGCACAAGATTTGACCGGATATGTTCCCGCTTTTGGATGGGAGATGGGCCCTGCAAGTCAAAAACAAATCAAAGCGTTGGAAAAATTCGGGATTTTTCCGGATGAAGTTGAAAATGCAGGAAAAGCAAAATTGCTTTTAGATCGATTAAAGATGAGGAGAGACAATGGATTGTCCACACCAAAACAAATTCGTTTTTTAGAACAAAAAGGCTTTAAGCATGTAGGGACATGGGAATTTGAAAGTGCAAGAAAGTTGATTGACCGAATTGCAGGGAATGGTTGGAGAATTCCAAGGGATATTACTCCGGAAATTTATATACCGAATTAAGGAATAAAGATTATGAATATTAAAGAAATTTTAAATCATATCAATCCCAGTATGCTCAATTATACCGAGTGGGTTAGTGTGGGGATGGCTTTAAAGTACGAGGGACTTACAGCTTTTGACTGGGAAGTTTGGTCAAGCAGTGATCCGAGGCATAAAGATGGGGAGTGTTTCACAAAATGGAATTCGTTTCACGGTGCCAGCTCGCCTGTGACGGTCGGGACACTGATAGAGTATGCAAAGCGGCAAGGTTTTGATTTTTCAAAAGATGAAGAAAGAGAACTTGGTTGGGATGACGAAATAAAAAGAGATGATTTAGTTATTATTGATAAGACTTGGCTGGAATCGAAAGAATTGGAGGAACCGAAAGAATGGGATCCGATTAAAGATTTGATTAAATATTTAGAGACACTTTTTGAAAGCACGGAGAATGTAGGATATGTCACCGAGACTTGGCAAAAAGAAGATAAATACTTACCTACAAAGGGATGCTGGGACAGGACTGCCGGGCAGCTTATCGATGAGTTAAATAAATGTAACGGGGATATCGGTTCGGTTATCGGTGATTATAAAGAAGAAGCGGGAGCGTGGATACGATTTAATCCGTTGGACGGGCAAGGTTGTAAAAACAGTAATGTAACGGATTTTCGATATGCACTGGTTGAGTCTGATTCAATGGAGCTGGATAAGCAAAATGCTATTATTCGAGAATTGGAACTTCCTGTCGCTTGCTTGGTATTTAGCGGAAAGAAAAGTATCCACGCCATCGTTAAAATTGATGCGGGCAACTATGATGAGTACCGGAAGCGTGTCAATTATCTTTATGACGTGTGTCAGAAAAATGGTTTGCAAATTGATATACAAAATAAAAACCCAAGTCGATTGTCCAGAATGCCGGGAATTATGCGTAACGGTCACAAGCAGTTTTTAATAGATACAAATATCGGTAAAGTAACTTGGGAAGAATGGTTTGAGTGGATTGAGGGTGTGAATGACGATTTGCCGGTTCCTGAAAGCTTAGAAGATTTTTTTGAAAATTTACCGGAGCTTTCTCAACCGCTTATTCATGGGGTTTTAAGACAAGGACATAAAATGTTGCTTGCAGGACCGAGTAAAGCGGGAAAATCTTATTCTTTGATTCAACTTTGTATTGCAATCGGAGAGGGGTCAAAATGGTTGGTTTGGCAGTGTGAGATGGGAAAGGTTTTGTATGTAAATTTAGAGCTTGACAGAGCTTCTTGTCTTCATAGATTTAAGGACGTTTACAATGCTCTGAACTTAAAGCCGGAACACCTTTTCAACATCGATATTTGGAATTTAAGAGGAAAGGCAATTCCTATGGATAAACTTGCTCCTAAGTTGATTCGAAGAGCACAAAAAAAGAATTATATTGCGATAGTGATTGATCCGATATATAAAATTATTACCGGCGATGAAAATTCAGCAGACCAAATGGCTCATTTTACCAATCAGTTTGACAAGGTGTGTACGGAATTAGGCTGTGCAGTGATTTATTGCCACCATCACAGCAAGGGCGCGCAAGGTAGTAAGCGTTCTGTAGACAGAGCTTCCGGCAGCGGAGTTTTTGCAAGAGATCCGGATGCACTGCTTGATTTAATTGGACTTGAAATCGATGACAAAGTAGAAGAACAACAGCAAAATAGAGCGGCTGCGACTGTCATTGCACAGACAATAAAAAAATGTAATTTTGAGTATTTTGAAGAGAATGTCGGTCAAGATGATGTGTTGAGCAGAAAAGCGATGATGAACCACGCAAATTTTGCATTAAATAAGCTTCAGACGGACGATTTACTAAAAGAGATAGGACGAGTCGAGTCCGGTGTAAAACGCAAAACAGCGTGGCGAATTGAAGGTACATTAAGAGAGTTTGCAAGCTTCGATCCGGTGAATTTATGGTTTGATTATCCAATCCATAAGATAGATGACAGTATGCTGTTAAAAGATTTGGAACCGGAAGGAGAAAAAACTCCATGGCAAAAAGCAATAGAGAAAAGAAAATCTCCGGAACAAAAAATTGAAGATAGAAAGCTTGCTATTAAGACAGCCTACGAGGCTTGTAATACGGGAGGTAAAGGAGTCACAATTAAAGAATTGGCAGAATATATGGGGGTGGCAAAAAGTACGATTTGGAATAGATTAAAGGAGTATAAAACTTATAAAAAACATTCGGAAGAAGGCAAAGACACTTTAATCATTTTAGAATAAACAACCTGTACAACCTGTACAATTAGAC